TTAACAATATGCCAAGGTAATTTACTATGTTCACAGCTAATACGATCAGCTTGGCTTGGTGTTGGAGGTGTTGTTGGGTGACTATGGACAACCGCAGTTATTTCTCCCAATCTGTTTGCTTTTACATAATCTTCTGGGTTCAATATAAATTCCTGATGGTTTGTTATTGCTAAATTTTGACAAGGATAGTATTTATGTTTGCCTTTAATATTTAATAAAAGTCCTACAGCTTCTTTAGGATCTTGGTCTTTCGCATGAACCAATGCATCATCTTTCCAACTCATTGATTAAACGTACCAATACTAGGAAATAAAGCACGGGTACATTGACGTTTTGGTGCTCGAACTCCAGCCATATCAATAGCTCCTGCTAATTCAAATTCTACTACTTCTCTATTTTCTGTTGTTTTTCTATCAATTACATATATTTGACGTTTAAATTCTGCTGTAGGATCTGGTGTTCCTAACGGATTAGAACTTCCTGAAAAATTAACAGCATCTAAAAATCTTGCCATTGTTCTTATTCTTGTAACAGTAGCACCTGTTAAATCATTACCAGTTGTTGTTTGGTTAACGGTTAAAAGTATTGCTGATATTGTTCCCAATGCGTTACTTACTATAAGTTTTGGTCTAGGAATCTGACCACGTTGATAAGCAAAACCATTCGCTTCTATTGGAAATCTTTGATAAGCATTACCAGCCCAAACTATTTCTCCATTCGCATTAAGGTTAGAACCAGAATGAAATCTATAAGTTGTAGTCGCACCATGTAAAGAGTTGTCTAACTGTAATGTAAATAGTTCAATGATTGCAGAGGGATTTATTTTTTGAACTTCACTAAAAACAGGAGCAGTACTCATGGTTCAAATACCTCTCTAAATGTAGCTTGTATTCTTGCTCTATTTAAATAAGGAATAGATTTATTCCAACTTTCGCATACATATTGTGAGGCACTTGATTCTCCTGGAGGAGTAAAAGTAAAGCTGGCACTATCATTTGCTCTTGCATCTAAAAATGTTTCTATAGTATCAGAATCTGTTTCTGATACTTCAAAAGTAAGACTATAAACTTTAGGATTCTGATGTTCTGCAAGGCCAAAAAGTATGCGGTGTTCATAACCATCAGCAAAACGAACAGTTCTAGTATTTGGGGCGGATTTTTTTTGTACTCCGTAAGTAGGTGCTATTGAAGGAAAAGTAGCCATTATGCAAGTAAACCTCCAGGTCTTTTTTCATTAATTAATTCTGATTGTATAGCTGCTGATATAATTCGGCCAAGTTCTCTCCCTCTATCTTCATCACCTTCAACTGATGAACCAGAAGCATCTACATTTACTACTACATTTGTAGAACCTCCAAGAGCATGGTTGGGTGTAATTGTTCCAGAAACAGATGGTGTGAATAATTCTGGCCCACGTTCTCCAACTATAGAAGGTCTCCCAACAGGAGGTCTTCCACCAGCAGCAAAAGTTGGAAGATTTTTAAATATACCGCCTGCTCCACCAAAGACATTAAACAATAGGGTATTTATTCCGAGTTGCATAAGTTGTCTTCCAATATTTTGTAAAACTCCTACAGCAGCTTCACCTAATGTTTTTGCTCCCATTGCAGCATCTGTTAAAGCATCAGTAATACCAGTTGCAATACTATCTCCAATTTGTTCATATATATCTGCTTGTTCAGTTAATGTATCATTTAAAATTTTTGTTTTATCTATTTCAAATTCAGTAGCTAATAATCCTATTGCTTTTTCTTTATTAATTATTTGTTCATTACCTATTATTTCTCTTAATTGATCCATGTGTAAAAATTTTCTTTCTAAAATTAACCTATCTTTTTCATCTTCAGTATTTTTTAACTGTATTCGTCTTTGTATTTGTTTTGTTATATCGACTTCCATTAATCGTGGATCTTTTTTATCTGTTAGTGGTTTGTTTTGATCTTCAATTAAATCTGAAATTGTTTTTGGTGGATTTTTTGGTCGGCCTGTTTTAGAGTCATAAATTATACCATTAACTTCATATGTACCTTTAGAGGTATCAAAACCCCTATCTAATAAGTTTTTACTTATTCTTTTTTGTTCTTTTAATTTTTTATTTTCTTCTTCTAATGCTGCTATATTTTGATAAGCTGCTGTTTTACTACGTTTTCTGGCCATTTCATTTTTAATTTTTGAAATAGTATTATCGTTTGTAGCAATAGCATTATCTATTTGAGCTACAGTTCCTTTATCTAAAATTTTATTAAATTCTTTTTGTTCTTTATTTGCATCAATATAATGTCCAGCAATGCCAGCTATTGCTAAACCTAATAAAGCAATACCTGCAGTTACAGGTCCAGTAAGAACTATTCCAAATTTTGCTAATGTTGCCAATAATGCTGCAAAAGTTCCTTTTATGGCAGTAGCAAGCGGACTTAATATAGTAAAAGCAGTTATCGCTGCTGTTGCTCCAATTACAACTGCAGTAAAACCTTTTGGCAAAGTGTTAATAACTTCACTAAAACTTGTCAACCCTAAAGTTAAAAGCTTTGCCGTTGGTAAAAGTGTTTGACCTATTGTTATTTGTAAATCTTGTATCTCATTATTTAAATTTTTAAATACTTGTGTTGGATCATTTTCTAATAATGCTGCAAGCATTGGTGCACCCTCATTACCAATTTTTCCTAAAGCTCGGATAACAACTTCACTTGTAATTTTTCCTTGACTACTAAATTCTTTTAATTTACCAACAGTCGTACCTAATTCATCTGCAACAGGTTTTAAAAGAGTTGGAATTTGTTCTGAAATACTTCTAAATTCATCTCCTTGTAATCTTCCAGAACCTAATGCTTGTGCTAATTGTCTAAAAGCATTTGACGCTTCTATTCCTGTTGCACCAGCTAATTTAGCAGCGGTATTAAATCCTATGAATGTTGTTCTTATGTCTTCTACACCTACGCCTAGAGGTGCTAGACGTGCAGTTATATTCGTTACTCCTTCGAGTGCTTCTATAGTACTGATACCAAATAATTTTTGAGCATCAGTAGCAATTTTTTGTGATTTAGCAAAGGTCCCACTTTCTTTTGTAAGTAATTTTAATCGTAAATTTAATTTATCAAAATTAGCAGCCGTTTGTATTGATCTCCTACCAAATTCAGCCAAACCAACTTGAGCTATTACTTTCGATAATCCGTTAAATCTTGTAGTTATACCTTTTGTTGCTTTGTCAAATCTTTGAAATGTTTTGCCTGCTTTTTGTGCTTGCTCATTAATTCTTCTTAAACGACTACTCGCTTTATCAACAATATCTATCGTAACGCCAGCAAATGCCATTTATTTATTTTTTTTTAATTCTACCTTGAACGCTTTGCTTTATCAAATTCTCGTTTTTCTTTTTCTCCTTTGTTTTGATAGTATGCAGCAAAATATATAAATTCATTATTAGTTAATTCCTGTCTTAATCTACTTACTGTCATTTTTAATTCTGTTGCTAGGAAAAACTCAAACTCTAACCAGTTATCCCCCTGTATTATTTTTTTGCTTCTTCTAAAGAAGTTTCATTTTCAATACCAAATACAAATAATTCAATTTCATTTAAAATATTTTCGGGAATAAATGATTGTAATTGTGCTATATCTCCCAAAACAAATGCTTTCTGACCATTTTCTTTTTCAGCCATTTCTATGAGCATCATAGTAGATTGTTTTAAAGCATCTGTTGGATCTGCTAATTTTTGAACTTTAATTCTATTTGCTCTTGTAATTGGTTTAAAATATAAATCTATCAGTGGACTTCCATCTGGTTTATTTATAGTGTATTTTCTTCTTTGATTTAAGTCAAAAGTTTGAGTTAATAAATCAATTGCTCTTTTTTCAGACATAAATTAAATTGCAGAAGTAATTGTACCGTTAGTTTCAAATGTAATATTGACTATTTGTATTTCTCCAATAGTTGCTCCATAAGTAGCATTATTAATAATCCCAGCAAAACTTATTTTTTTAGCTGACTGTGCTGAATCAGGAAATAATTCGAACAATGCGTCACCAGCATCGCCTGTAGTTACTATATCATCAATAAAAGCTTGATAGTCAGAATTTCCAGAAGGGTCATAAAGTAATTCACAAGAACCTGATCCATCAATTAAACCACCAATACGACTTTTAAAAGTATCTCCCATCTTCGTTGTTTCCATTGTATCTTTAGTTATATCTAAAGACCAACTTCTTAAACTGCCTATGTCTGCTTCAGTCCCACCAGCATTTTCGAACATAATTTTACCAACATCGCCTTTAATAGCAGCCATAATAAAAAAAAGAAGTATTAATTA